TTTCTTAGAGGTGTGCTTGTGCTAACGAATAATCCACTTCCACAACCGTCACAGCACTCCTTGCACGGGGTCTTTTTTATGATAAATATTTTCATCACCCTTAAAAAAAATAATGGCAAAACTTTCAGAAAAGATTACTGATGAGCAGGTTGAAGAGTTTGATCTTAGAAAATCATTAGAACCTATTGAAAGTTGTACGTTTAAACAGGAAGACAAACCTGGGATTATTACTTATCATGACATTGAGTTGAATAAAAAGTATAGGATTAATAATCCAGGTCATAAAGGAACGCATAATCAAATCGTAGAGGTAACCAGTTTCTTATACAAGTGGAACGTTGATGAAATGACAGAGCAACCTCTTGGTGTTGGAATAAAATTCCAAAAAAATAATAAAAATGGAACTTATTACAAAATATCACATTTAAATCTAATTGATTGACTATTATGAACTTTATTATTTACAGTAAAAATGGCTGCTATTATTGTGATCAAATAAAAAAGGTATTAACGCTTGCAAATATTGAGTATTTGTCTTATGATTTGGGTAAGGATTTTACTAAAGAGGATTTTTATTCTAAGTTTGGATCTGGATCTACTTTTCCCCAAGTGCTTCTAAATGGAAATAAACTTGGAGGATGTACGCAAACACTCAAATATATAAAAGAAAACAACCTTTTTTAAATGTGGAACAAGAAGTGTATTACGACGTAGAAAAATCTATTGATTACGCTTTTGAGGGAAAGTTCGTTATGAAGTTTTATGATTATTTGAAGCTTCGTAAAACTTTAAAACGAGAAGTTGAAGAGTTTATTTCAAGTGAAACTGCACAAAGTATTTCTTATATGATTAATGATCTTGAAGAATATATTAAAGGCGGTGCTGACGAACAACATAAACAACTTCGTGAGGGATATGGACATATCCCTAAACCACAAGCGAGAAAAATTAAAACTTATCTTAGTGGCATATTAGAAGATGCGGAGAAGTACAACTATGAGAAGAGGAGAGGAAGAAGAAAAAAGGCAACTAAATAGTACAGATGATCCTTTAGAGATTAATAAAGGATTTGAGTTAATGCTAAAACGGAACAGGAGGGAATCACCTAAGCCTAAAACCTTTCAAGTTAGGTTTGGTAAGATGATATCTCTCTTCCGAAGAGAGATTCATTTTAACTTCAACCTAGAACTTGATATTAAAAAATCAAAGTAACCTCAGGGGTAAAGTAAATGGAACATGCATTAGTGCTCACCATGTCTGTAATGATGACCTTGCTATTTTTCTTAGTTGGTGGTATAGTAGGTTGGATCGCAAATAGAGTTTATCTAGAAAATCAACCAATCAATATGCATCCCGAGTTTTTTGATCAAAATGGCAACATTATTCCAGATGAAATCCTAGCAGTACGTTTTGAAAATGACGATGACACAGAAGACTACAACAACGAAGACTAATCGAAAAAGACCACAGGTACAACCTACTAAGTTAGATCCAAACTGTTTTCAGCATGAGATTCTAGATCTAGTAAGCAATCAAAGGAGTGCCAGTAAAAAAATCCAATATTTACAAGAGTATCGTAACCATGCTCTTGTATCTATTTTTATTTGGAACTTTGATGATTCTGTAGTAAGTCTTCTTCCTCCTGGAGAAGTACCGTATGCTGATATTAAAGAAATGAGTTCGGTTGGAGGCACTCTTTCTGATTCTGTTAATAGACAACTTAGCGGACAAGGAAAAGGTGTTGGGTATAATGGAGTTGATGGTGATGTCCGTCAAGGAAGAACTTCATTGAGAAACGAATACGATAAACTTTATAACTTTGTAAAAAATGGCAACAAAACATTGTCATCTATTCGTAGAGAGACTATGTTTATCAACATGCTTCAAGGATTGCATCCAAGTGAAGCAGAACTTTTATGCTTAGTGAAAGATAAAAAGTTGACTGACAAGTATAAAGTTACTTGGCAAAATGTAAAAGACGCTTATCCAGATATTCGATGGGGAGGTCGTTCTTAATATAAAACTGATTTATAGTATTCATGGCAAATAAAATTAATTCAAATGACCCATCATCATATGGCTGTCAGATTCTCCTTGAAAAAACAACAATCGAACAAGCAAAAGATAAATCTTTTCCAAATGATGCTCGATTGATTTGGTATATTGTAGATGGAGAGCAACATATAGATCTGACAAGATGTAAAAAAAATGCAGATCTTTTTGACTTTTATTATGACAAATATGGAAAAAACTCCATTCAAAAAATAGATTTTGGGTATGGTGGTATGAATCCAAAACTTTGGGGAAATACAAATAAATCTAAAAAAAGTAAAAAAAATGAGTGAAGGATTTAAAGATGAAGAAGTTGAAATCGAAGTTCAACTTAATAAAAATGAAATCGATAAAATCTTGAAAAAATATAAGAAAGCAAAAAAATATATAAAGTCTTCTTTATATGAAGTTAAAAAAATAAGTGGAACTGAAACCTACATAACTAATCTTATTAAGGAAGCGGAGGATAATCCTTTGTAAATGGGAAAACATTTTTTGTTAAATCTTTATGGATGTCCATTTAAACTTTTAGATGATCCAGTTATTTTGATAGATTTATTAGAAAATGCTGCTTATGTTAGCGGTGCTCATGTCATTCAAAGCATTTATAAAAAGTTTAAACCTCAAGGCGTAACAGTATTGACTTTACTTTCAGAAAGTCACATTAGCATTCATACATGGCCTGAAGATGGAAATGCTGCAGTTGATATCTTTACTTGCGGCGATTCTAATCCAAAGATTGGGTGTGACATTATTGTCCAACAACTATGTTCAACCAGTCATACATTAAGTTATATTGAACGCTGACTAAAATCGACTTTTAAATCCAAAAAAGTCGGAAAAAAAATCCCAGCAAAATTTTGGTCTGTAGGGTCGAAGTAAAATTTTATCCTCCCACTTGACTAAATAATACATGAGATCTATAATGACTCATACGTTCATCAGAGGTATTGCCTCTGACGCAAGTAAGTCGCGGAACGGAGCGTAAGCAATTAGAATGATTTATTGCACTTACTACTCGTCGCTGTAAAAAATCACTCTAATCGTTCATCCCATGATTGATCTTTTACTCTATATTTCTATTTCCTGTCAAGATGCTGCTGATGTGATCAGTCGTGTCAATGAAAATGATAATGTGAGTAAAACTATTCAAACTGAGGTTATTGAAACCTTAAAGGAAGCAACACCTCAGTGTGATTGGGACGCAAACGACTGAAGGAACGGCGTTTTAACAAACCCATCCTTTAGGAGACCTACAATGAACACACTTAACCTCATTCGTAATCAGATCAAGAAAGCAGCAGCTCTTCATGATGCTCAAATCGCTGCCACCACTTACCGTGGTGTCCGCTATGAGTGTCAGCAAGGAACTGATGAAGTACATGGTACTTTCTGCTATCGTGGTCACACTTATAATAAATGAGTTACTTGTAAACGTATGGAAGAGGGTTCTTGACGAACCCTCTTTTTTTATGTAAAATATGAGAGGTTCTACTATGAAAATGGACAAAGAAAAAGTATCACTTATCGTCAAAAATATGGAATCTCTTGTTCGACTCTTAAAGATCGAGATTGAACAAGAAGAAAAAGAATATGCCCCACTTTCTTCTACTGCTTATGAAGATATATTTTCAGATTATAAAAAGGGTTTTGTGGATTCCGAATATGAACCAGATTATTATGAGGAACCATAATGGGAATGTATGAATCTCTGAACTGCTTTGAGGAAGCACTAAAACATTTTGGTACTAGGGTAGAAATGATTACTGCTATGGAGGTAGCAAAAAAGTTGTCTGCCGAAGATGCATATCAAATGATAAAGAATGAACTCAAAGAAGTTAAAAAATGTCGTAAACTATTCAATAAAGGAAATAAAGATGAATGTTCGTCTGATTAGTGTTACTCCCGACGCGGAGAAAACAATGGGTTATGTTGCTCGTGTCAGTAACCCTTCTAACCAAGAGAATCCAAAGGTTGCGGGTCTTCTTAAGTATTGTGTAAATCACCAGCATTGGAGCGTCTTTGAGCAGGCATTCATGACGCTTGAGATTGAGACTACCCGTGGACTAGCAGCTCAAATCTTGAGGCATCGTTCGTTCACATATCAAGAGTTCTCACAACGGTATGCTGATAGTTCTCTTCTAGGAGATACTATTCCTCTTCCTGAACTACGCCGACAAGATACCAAGAATCGTCAAAATTCTATTGATGACATTGATCCTTTCATTGTGCAGAAGTATGAGATGTTGATGCAAGATCATTTTAAGAGAGGAATGGATCTCTATCAAAAGATGCTTGATGAAGGAATCGCAAAAGAGTGCTGTAGATTCGTTCTTCCACTGGCGACTCCTACTCGTCTTTATATGGCAGGTAGTTGCAGGTCTTGGATCACATATATTGCACTCCGAGAAAAAAATGGAACGCAAAAAGAGCATATGGATATTGCTAAAGAATGTAAAAAAATCTTTGCCGAGCAATTTCCTATCTGTACAGAAGCACTTGGAGGGGTAGAAAATCAATGGGTTCTGTAATGTGATGAAGTGGGATTTATCTTTGGAAGATTTTACCAATCATATTATGAAAATATCTTCCCATTTAAGCAATAAATAAATTCATATCATTAAGAGGTGAAAATTTTGGCAACATATCCCGTCGTTAATAAACAAACAGATGAAAAAAAAGAAGTCGTAATGAGTATTCACGACTGGACCCAGTGGTGTAAAGATAATCCAGATTGGACACGCGATTGGTCTGATCCTTCTACCTGTCCTTCTGCTTGTGAAGTGGGGGATTGGCAGAATAAGTTAGTCGCTAAAAACCCTGGTTGGAATGAAGTTCTAGACAAAGCTTCTAAAATGCCAGGATCAAAAGTAAGTAAAATCTGAACCTATGCCTGCAAAGAAAAACAAAACAGGTACTGGCACCGCAACACCAGTTCCATTTGGTATGAGCAATCGTGTTATGAAAAGAAAAAAACCCATTAATACCAGTTTTATCAAAAAGATTGAACCTTTAACGGATAATCAAGAAACCTTATTTGATAAGTATGCACAAGATCAAAATCTTGTTGCGTATGGTGCAGCTGGCACAGGAAAAACATTTATTACACTTTACAATGCACTTTTAGATGTTCTTGATGAAAAGTCACCATATGAAAAGATTTACATTGTAAGATCTCTCGTTGCTACTAGGGAGATTGGATTTCTTCCTGGAGATCATGAAGATAAATCATCATTGTATCAAATTCCATATAAGAATATGGTGAAATACATGTTTGAAGTTGATGAAGCGTCAAATGAAATGCTATATGCAAATCTAAAGACTCAAGGAACTATTTCTTTTTGGTCTACTTCGTTTATTCGTGGAACAACCCTAGATAAATCAATTATTATTGTGGATGAGTTTCAGAATCTAAACTTCCACGAACTAGATTCTATTATTACTCGCGTTGGAATAGACTCTAAGATTATGTTCTGTGGAGACGCTACTCAAACAGATTTACTTAAGGAAAGAGAGCGTAATGGTATTATTGATTTTATGAGGATTTTGCAATCTATGCCATCTTTTGATATTATTGAGTTTGGCGTAGAAGATATTGTTCGCTCAGGTCTGTGCAAAGAATATCTAGTTGCTAAAGAAACACTAAAAGCTGATTTGGATTTATGATTTTTAATCATGTAGACTTGGAGCTCCCTCGTCTTGAGAGGGAGCATATTGATGGAGTTCGTTATTATAAAGTTCATGATAATGATGAACTTCATCGTTTTGTTTCCATCACTTCTGTCATCAGTCATTATAAGAAAGATTTTTTTAATAAATGGAGACAGAGAGTTGGTGTAGAAGAAGCTGATAGGATTACTAAAAAAGCAACTAGTAGAGGAACTGACGCTCACACTTTAATCGAGCATCATTTAAAAAATGAATCGTTACCTAAAGTTCAACCTATTTCTGAACTTTTATTTAAGATTGCTAAACCAGCTTTAAATCGTATAAATAATATTCATACTCTTGAAGGATCACTGTATAGTACATATTTTGGTATTGCGGGTACTGTGGACTGTATTGCCGAGTTTGATGGAGAACTCGCTATTATTGATTTTAAAACCTCAGCAAAACCAAAACCTAGAGAGTGGATTGATGGTTATTTCGTACAATGCTGTGCTTATGCGTGTATGTTGTATGAACTTACTGGGATTACAATAAAAAAGTTTGTTATTATTATGACTTGTGAAAATGGAGAAGTAGAAGTATACGAAGAATACGATAAGAAAAAATATATTAAACTATTAACTCAATATATCAGGAAGTTTGTCGATGATAAGACTTCTTGAAATTGATATGTTATAATGATAACATTGTGCAAGTATTATGGAGATTAAATGTCACTCAATCTATTGAATTTAATGCAAATAGACTACAAACAAGAGTTTTCAAAAGAGATAGAATCAAAGTTTATTCTCCCTGCAAAGTTTGCACAAGAGATAGAAACTATAGTAAAAAATGAAGATAATATGTCATATATTGACGCTATCATTTATTACTGTGAAAAAAATAAAATAGAACTAGAATCTGTTCCTAAACTCATATCAAAACCTCTCAAAGAAAAGATTAAATATGAAGCTATGGAACTAAACTTTTTGAAAAAAACCTCACGAGCTAAATTAAAGATTTGAAATTGGACCCTCACGATTGCTTCAAAACCTATTTGTCAATCAAAAATCATTTCACTCAAGAAAAGTACGATTATCATAAGTACTGTGGAAAAACAAGATCGTCTTTGCAATCTTTTTACAAGAGAAAAGATAGATTCTTTTTTGAAAAAATGAGTCGCCAAAAAAGTGATGAACAGATCTTGAGTTTTTTTGTTGCAAACTTTTCAAGTGCTGAAGATCCACAATCTTTATGGATTGGTGATATTATCAAGGAAGGTGAATCGGTTTATTTAAACTGGCAGAAAAAATCACAATCATTAAAATACTGTTTTGAGCAAGAAATAAATGATCTCTTTTTAGATGATGATTTTGTCTCATTGTTTAAAATCAATGGTTCTTCTCATCCAAAGATCTTAAAAAAGTTCTTAAGAAAAGAAGTTTCTTTAGAGTCATTAGTTATTTTAGATAAGATTTTAAACTTCAGACAAAGATTTGACAAAAAACTTACTGATCCAGTATGGCAGTTTGTTTCTCTCAAGATTAAAAAATATTCATCATTTATACATATTGATATATTTAAGTTTAAACGTATTTTAAAGGAGTGCTTAATATGACATTTTTTGATTCCGATCTTGTTAGAGCAGAACTAGCAGAGATCTCCGATCTTCAGGAAAATGTTTACAAAAACGTGTTTAACTTTTATAGAATGGATAAACAACAAAAAGTTAAACATGTTGATCTCCTTCAAAAGTTGCTAGAAAAGCAAAGAGTATTGTATACTCGTATGAGTCTTTCTGATGATCCAGAAGCACAAGAGATTAAAAATAAAATTCTTGAATCTGCTAAGTCAATGGGTTTGGATGAAGGAGTTGACATTTCATTCATGTTTGGTAACATGGAAAAAGCACTAGTCCAGATGAAGCAGGATATTGGCAGGCACACCGATCACTGATACACTATTCTTATGCGGCTAGGGAATCCGCACCAAAGCAAACCCAAACAGGCCAAATACTTACAAAAATACGAGGTTCATATGTCATTTGAAACCCTTAAGAAACAGTCCCGTCTAGGAACTCTTACTGAAAAACTTGTCAAAGAAGTTGAAAAAAGTTCTGCCCGTGGTTCTATCGATGACCGCCTTTGGAAACCAGAAATGGACAAAGGTGGCACTGGTTATGCCGTAATCCGTTTTCTACCTGCACCCGAAGGTGAAGACATGCCATGGGCAAAAGTCTTCAGTCATGCTTTCCAAGGTCCTGGTGGTTGGTTGATTGACAACTGTCTGACTACTAACGGAGGAAAGTGCCCAGTTTGTGTAGAAAACAATAAACTGTGGAACAGTGGTCTAGAGTCCGATAAAGATATCGCACGTAATCGTAAGCGTAAACTGTCTTACTATTCTAATATTTACGTTGTTAAGGATCCACTTCACCCAAAAAACGAGGGCAATGTGTTCCTCTATAAGTACGGTAAGAAAATCCATGACAAGATTCTTGCTTCTATGCAACCAGAGTTTGAAGATGAAGAAGCAATCGATCCATTTGATTTCTGGACTGGTGCTAACTTTAAACTGAAGATCACCAAAGTTGCTGGATACTGGAACTATGATTCTTCTGAGTTTACTAGTCCTAATGCTCTACATGAAGATGACGATGTTTTGGAGTCTATCTGGAAAAAGCAGTATTCTCTAACTGCACTTGCTGCTGACAGCGAGTTTAAGTCTTACGAAGATCTTGAAAAGCGTCTAAATACGGTTCTTGGAGTTGGTAAGGTTGCACCCAAGTCTCAATCTTTTGATGAAGAGGAACAATATGAAGAATTGTCCCACAAACCTACTAAGACTGATAATGTAATGGAAGAACTAGAAAAAGCTGCTCGATCTTCCCGATCACCTGAACCACCTGAATCCATGAAGCGAGAACTTGCTAATCTATCTTCTATGGTTGATGAGGATGAAGATGATGCGATGTCAATGTTTAATGCTCTAGCAAATGATGATTTTTAATCAAATAGTTTAGCATTAAATCCTTTTTTGAGGGTTCTGGACACATATTGTTCAGAACCTTTTTTATAATCCATTATTTCTTCAATGTCATCAAATAAAACACTAAGATACTTTGGTTTTAATGTAAATATAGTTCTTTTTTTCTCTTCTATTCTCGATTCATATTCATAGTTTGTCACTGGTACTGTGATGTTTTCTCTAAGAACCTGTCCATCTCTAGATGAATAGTATTCTATAGAAAAAGTTCTATCTACATGAAGACCACCAGGAGAAACTATTGTACCAGTCTCATCTTTTTGTTCTATTGATTCATAGTGATGAACTCCATATAGATTTTCATAACTACCATATTTTTTGAGCATTAGTTCATCAAAACTTTCTTGTGGTAGTGGCCATTCGTTTTGTAAGTTTAAAATATTGTTTGATAATAAAACTACCCAGTCTAGAGTCGATTCTCCATATAGATCATACGCCACGTTATCTGGTCTTTGATTGCCAACTATAAAATACTTGGTAAAATAGTTGACGTTTTTGAAAATCTCTTTTCTGATTTGTCCTCTTTTAAAGAGATTTTTTACGGTGATATAGTTTCTAACACTATCACTACTTGGGTTTACGTTGATGTAATCAAAGTTAGGAACTTGTCTGAAGTAAGGTCTTAATGCCATTTTTAGTACCCCATACCGCTAGAGTTTTCTTGATCATCTCTATAGATTGGTTCAAGTTCTGAGAATGTTAGACTTAGATTGTACGATGTCATCGATCCATCCGCATATGTCATGTAAGATCCATCAGGAGTATAGTCAGTAGTGATGTTTGTTAGGGCACAAGTTTTGATGTTGTTTAAGAATGGATGAGGTGCTCCAGTTTCTCCAAAGATATACTGCAGATCAAACACATTTGGAGATTTTAAAAACAATCCAGTATTTGCTTTTTGTACAGCAGATTCTTTTTTTAGTACTCTTATAATATTTCGTATATTATTTGCTTCTGATTGTTCTCTTGGAGTAAACTTATAGTTATATGAGAATGTTCTAAGTGATGGACCTTGAAAGAGCATTTCAAGGTTGTTATTTAAAACTGCACCAGTTTGTCGTGTAACGACATTTGCACCAACTGCTTGACCAGCAAAATATGCTGTAATATACGCTCCAAGACCTTCTGTAGCTAAAAGATCATCGGCAAATGCTTTAGAATCTGTGATAAGACCTTTAAAAGCATCTACAAATTTTCCATCACCTAAACTATTAATAGCGTTTGCTGCTGCTCCTGCTGCTCTTGCTTGAAAAACATTCATTCCATCCTGGTTCCAAGAGACTGCATTACTATCCCTAATACCTGGTTGCATTGGTAAGAAAATGGTTGTTCCGAGGGATTTTTTTCTTCCAGCAGACTCTGTAGATGCAGTATTAAAATCATCTCTAGGCAAACCAGGAGGGATATATTCAATAACAGTTATTTTTAAATAATCAAGTTCAGCATCTCTTTTAAGTGGATATGATAGAGATGTTATTGGTGCGATTCTTCTTTTGACTGTTGGTGTAGCATCATTCAATACTGAAGTTGCACCAACATTTAAAGCAGCCGCATCTTCAAAAGGAATAAAACTACTATCCGACCAATAATCCGATGCGTTTTTGATTGTATTACTATAAGTTGGATTATTTACCAGTTCTTCCATAAAAAAATCTGGAGCACCCAACTGAAAAGAATCTCCAGTATTTAAGTTATAATCTGCCCAACTTATAGATCCATCAGCGTTAAAATAGTTTGCACCAGTAGACACCTCATTGTTACTTAAAGGTATTTCTGGTGTTCGATTTATTTGTACTTGAGACCCAGTGTCATTTTTTGCTTCAACATTAAATGATAAACCATCAATAAGGGTTGTGGGACTTACACTACCTTGACTTAATGCCATTTACACTATTTTTAGTTATTTATAGGGGTTTAGTTCGTCTTCTGTTATAATCTTAAACTCTATCATATGGTCTTCGCACCATTCTTTAGCAGCTTTCCATTTTGCTATATTTTTATTGTACATCATTACTTCATTGATGAAAGTTTTCTTTTGCTTTCCTTTTGTCTGCTTTGGTTCTATAGTTTGTTTTTTTGGTTTAACTTCTACAAGGTATTTTTTAATATTGCCACTATTTTCTTTAATCTTTACAATGAAGTCAGGAAAATATCTACGGACTTTGTTTGTCGTAGGATCAAAGTAAGGAATAAAAAACTCTTCACTACCCCATTCCATTATCTTCTCGTTTAGATCACAGTATCTCATGAACTTAAGTTCCCAAGAAGATCTATAAACTATATTACTTGGGTTTCCTTTATATTTTTCTGGATGCTTAGGATGAAACTTTCCCTGATGATATTTGCTTTCTCGCATACATAATATATAAGATCAAAAAGTATTTATAAATGTCTGCTGTACCCCCAAAGAGTTATAGTATAAGTGACTTTAAATCTAGGGCATTACACCTTGCACAGACTTCGTTATACCAGCTTACCATAGTTCCTCCACCAAGAATATTTCAACAGACTGAAAATATTAGTTTGTTGTGCCATGAAGCAACTTTGCCTGGATCATCATTAGCAACTCATCAAGTAACTAATGATCATCATGGTGTTACTGAGAAGATGGCATATAGAAGGATGTATGATGAATCATTTAACTTAACATTTTATGTTGACCATCAATATAATGTGGTTGACTTTTTTGAAAAGTGGATTGAGTTTGTTGTTGGGCAGGGATATACTCAATCAAGAAATGCTTATAGAGAAGATACTGCATTTTATAGAATGACATACCCTATAGACTATAAGCAAACAGTTTATATAAGTAAGTTTGAAAAGGACTATTTTAAACCAGGTAAAGCACCATTAGAACCATCAAAACGTGGTGGATCTAACTTAGAATACGAACTTATAGGAGCTTTTCCTTACAATATAGTTTCTATGCCAGTATCGTATAATCAAAGTGATATTTTAAAGTGTTCTGTTGGTTTCTATTTTACACGTTATGTTGTTGAGAAGAAAGGAACTGTTAGGTTCAGAGCACCTGGGTTTGCAAACTCAGGAAATCCTAATACTCAAACAACTCCTCCAGGTACTGTTCAAAGACCAATAAATGCTTTTGATTATAGTAAAGTGACTGGATTTAGATTTGATGAATACTATAATAACTTTGGTGTTGATGCTCAAGATAATACTAACTTTGGAAACTTTTTTAATGGTAGAACAGTTGATCAAGGAGTATTTGGAGCAGAAGCACAAGCATAACCCTACTAAATACATGTACTGATACATCAAATTATGCCTTTACCAAAAATTGTAACGCCAACTTATGAACTTGAGTTGCCATCTACAGGAAAATCTGTTAAGTATAGACCTTTCTTAGTGAAGGAAGAAAAAGTTCTTCTCATTGCCATGGAAAGTGAAGATGTTAAACAGATTACTAATGCACTAAAGCAAGTATTGAAGTCCTGCATCTTAACAAGAGGTGTTAAAATTGAAGAACTTCCTACTTTTGATATTGAATATTTGTTTTTAAATATTAGAGGGAAGTCTGTTGGTGAAGAGATTGAAGTAAATCTGATCGCTCCAGATGACGGAGAAACTTCAGTGTCTGTAACTATTAATGTAGAAGACATTGGTATTGAAAGACCAGAAAACCATGAAAAAACTATCAAACTAGACTCAAATCTAAGAATGGAGATGAAGTATCCATCTCTAGATGAGTTTATTAAAAACAACTTTGACTTTCAAGAGCAAACCTTAGATCAGTCATTTGAACTTATTGCTGGTTGTGTGGATAAGATCTATAATGAAGAAGAAGTTTGGTCTTCTGCTGACTGTACTAAGAAAGACATTATTGAGTTCTTGGGTCAAATGAATAGTATTCAATTTAAGGCGGTTGATGAGTTTTTCAATACCATGCCAAAACTTTCTCATAAAGTAACTTTTACAAATCCAAATACTGGAGTTGAAAATGTTGTTAAGTTGGAGGGACTAGCAAGTTTTTTCGGTTAGGAATGGTTTACATGGATCTAGAAAACTATTTTCAAATTAGTTTTTCTATGATTCAGTACCATAAATATTCATTAACAGAATATGAGAACTTAATGCCTTGGGAAAGAGATATTTACGTTGGAATGTTGATTAATCATTTAGAGGAAGAAAAACTAAAACAACAACAGTCCCAATGAAGAAAGAAGACGAACAAAAACTAGATTCTCTTTTAGATGACATAAGATCTGGAAATGATGGGAAAATCGTGGTTAGTAAAAAAATTAACCCCCAAAAACTTTTACCAAATACTACCAAAACTGACGATCAAAAATCTGATGATAAGACTCTTAAGTCTATACAAAAAGAGTTAGTTGAGATTAAGAATAGTGTTAACGCTATAGTAGAAGCTTTTAAAAAGCAAAATCAACTTGCCAAGTCTTCAATGGAAAGACAGAGGCAAGACAAAAATATTCAAAGAAAAAAAAGTAGAGAAAAGTCTTTAGAATCTAAATCCGGCGCGAAAAACGCAGGTGATAAAATAGAAAAAGCAATATCACCATTTGCAGATTTCTTTGAAAAAATAATGAACTTTTTTAAGTTCATTCTTCTTGGGGGATTTTTCAAAGGACTTCTTAATATTATAAAAAATCCTAAAATATTATTAAAACCATTACAGAACATCATCAATAGTATTGTTGGATTCTTTAATGGGATTATTAAATGGATTGATGATAATGTCATTGGTCCAATAAGAACTCTTATTGATTATGTAAATGGTGGAATAAAAAATATAGTTAATACTATTAATGATATTATCAAAGCATTACCAAGTTGGTTACCAAAACCAGATTTAATAGATAATCCTCCAGCAATACCTCAGATACCCAATCTTCCCCAAATACCTGAAGCGACTTTTGCTAATAGTCCAGCAAAGACTATACCAGTAGTTCCTCAGTTTGAAAAAGGTGGTGAAGTACAAAATGTTAGTAACTATAATAATGTTACTAATAGTACAAACAATAATGTTACTAATAGTACAAACAATATAACTAATAATAGTATTAAAGCTGGATCGACTGTTCTCCCGAGAAATAACTCCATTCTCCCGAGAAATAACTCCATCAACGTTAATGATTTGTCATTTGCAAATGGTGGTCAAATCGAAAATGATACTGGACTTACGATTACTGGTTTGGGTAAAGACACTCAGTTGATTGCTGCTCAACCTGGAGAGGTTGTTATTAATGCTAAAGCAGCTGAAAACTATGGTGTTGGTAAGTTATTGACAATCAATGACAAATATGGTGGACCAGTAGCAAATAAACCCAGAGACGTTGCTTCTAATAAGATTAAAGCAATGGCAAGTGGTGGTTATGCTGGTGGGAAGATTAAGTATTTTAGTGTTAATGGTGGAGGAAACAAACTTTTAAATTCTGGTCAAACTTATACTTACAGTGACTTAAGGATGCATCATAGTGGTCCAACCACTAGGAGAACTGATGGATATCCAAAAGACTATACATTATTGCATGGAACTGATCTATCATCATCTCCAAATGCAGATGTTCCAGTACCATTAGATTCTGAAGTTATATTTAAAAATCAAGCTGGAGGATATGGAAACACTGTAGTTGTTAAGAATGCTACGGGAAATATGCTTTTTGCCCACCTTAGTAGAATGGGCAAC